AGATATTCCTCCTTTTGCAGCGTGGGTAAATATAAGATAACACGTTTTTTTGCATTTATCAATAGTATTTGCAGATTTTTCTTCAAATATACAAAATAAAATAGAATTCGACATGGTTTTGGGTGGGCTGCAAAGAAAGCCGCTATATTCAGGCTTTTCACTGGATATAGCGGCTTTTTCTTATTTATGCTTTCTTTTGCTTTTTCCGTGCGGGATCTGCGGTCTTGCTTTCCCGCGCTGACTCATGGGGCTTTTCATGTGCTTGGATAGTTTAAGTATTTCAATTAGCGTGACAAACTGCTCTTTCGAGAGCTTGTCATAATCAATGCCCAAAGTGGCAAGGAACGAACGGGCTTTCTTTTCCTCGGAACTGCCCTCAAAATTCATCGCATCCTGCAACTGACCCTGCACGGTTGCAACAAGGGATGTTTCATCCGCAGTCATGGTGTCGGGGCGATGCTGCTCTCGAATGTCACGGAGGATACCTTTCAGGTCATCTGCAATTAGGCTTCCGAAATACTCATCCTCCCGAATCTGTGCCACTTCTAACGTCCGCAGGTGCAGATCATTTTCGTTGCCGCCGTTTTTCATCAACGCCATTTGTCGGACGGCTTCCAGAACGGCGTTCATGTAGTTGACCCGCATATCCGCGATCCGGTCAACGTAAATTTCGGCGTCCAGCATAAACCGCTGGAAATCTTTATGGCAGATCAACTCCGATAGCAGTCGGTGGTTGAATTTGCCCGTTCTCAATACTTCGATTGCATCATCACCCAAATGCAGAGCTTCCAGCTCTGTGTTTGGGTGATTTTTTTGTTCTGTCAGCCCCAGCAGATAATCGGTGGACACTCCGTAGAACTTTGCCAGCGCCACCATGCTGAACGGACTGATGTCCTTGAAATCGTCGGCTTCGTATTTTCCCAGCGCGGATTTTGAGATGCCTGTTTCCGCAGAAAGCTGTTCCAGCGTCAGACCGCGCTCTACGCGCAGGTCTTTGAGCCGTTCCTGAATGGTGAGTTTTGGCTGCATAGCGGTGTCCTCCCTTCAAATTTCTGCCCTTTTCCGGTCTTGTCCATAAGCGTGGAAATCTGCGTTTTTCGGCGCGTTTTCCGACCTCTTGGATATACGGGAGAGGGCTATATTTTTCGCTAAAATGGTCTTGCAATCGCACCTGAACCTTGAAAATTGCATGACCGTCCGAACGGGATATGTCCCCCAGCGAAGTAAGCGCCATGACCGCGAAAGCGTGAGCGTACCAACGGGGACGAAACGCCGGGAGCGATCCTCCGGGCAGGAACGACGTTCGGAAAGAGCGGCAAAATCGAATGTAAAAATCAAAGCAAGTGAAAACGGCGAAATAGTTTTCTGCTCTGTGCGGTTATCTGCACGGAATAGAGCGCTATTCAGCAGTGAACGACGTTTGTCGTTCAACATGATATTTCGCCGTTTCACGCAAGGACACATCAAACGGCAAAAGCGGAAGGTGCCGCCTGTGACCAACGTATCATCGGCGGTATTTCCAGCAAAAAGCCGTGTATCAAAAACCAGCGCCCTATGGCGAATGTGTGTCACAATTTGACAAACCCATTTTACCATAGAGCGCATCGAAAAAACAGGAGGAACATTTGAATATGAGAAAATCTGAAACCTATCGCAATGAGATCAAGTCCTATATCGTCCGTACCGGCATGACCATGACCGAGGTGGTGGACTACCTCTCCGACGAATACGGTTGGAGCCGCAGCGTCCCCAACCTCTCCGGCAAGCTCAAGCGCGGCTCGCTCCGCTACGGCGAGGCGGTGGAACTGGCAGATGCGTTGGGGTACGACATTGTGTGGCAGAAGCGGAGGGCGTAATTATAGAAAGCATAATTTACGGCTATATCCGCGTTTCCAGCAAGGATCAGAACGAAGATCGGCAACTCATTGCGCTGCATGGCAGGGGCGTGAAGGATGATTACATTTACATCGACAAGAAATCCGGAAAGGATTTCAACCGCCCGCAGTACAAGAAGCTGATGAAAAAGCTAAAACCGGGCGATTTGCTCATGATCCAGAGCATCGACCGGTTGGGACGCAATTATGAAGAAGTACAGAATCAATGGCGTGTGCTGACAAAGGAGAAAGAAGTGGATATTTGCGTCATTGATATGCCATTACTGGACACCAGGCAGGGGAAAGACCTTTTGGGTACGTTCATCGCAGACCTTGTGCTGCAAATTCTGTCCTTCGTGGCACAGAACGAGCGTGAGTACATCCGAAAGAGGCAGGCAGAGGGTATCGCTGCGGCGAAAGCAAAGGGAATCCGCTTCGGACGGGTTCCCAAACCGCTGCCTGAGAACTTCCACGCTGTCTATCAGCGATGGAAAAGCGGTGAGATCACGGGAACAGCGGCAGCAAAAGAGTGTGGGATGCCGCTGTCTACATTTCGCTATCGGGCAGAGATTTACGAAAAAGCCAAATTATCGTAACAGATGTGTTTTTACAGAAATGTGTACCTTCCTGTAAAAACACAATTTTTTTATGCAGATCGATTATACCACGATTTTGAAGGGATTGCCACCGAAGAATTGAGAAAAACATCGCGTTTTAGCAAACACTCCGACTGCAAAAATCGCTTGGCAGGAAGGTACACCTTTTCGCCAAGTGACTGCACCTCCTGCCAGACAGAGGGGGCGATGGGGTGCCGGAAAAACAGGTCAAATCCAAACAGCGGGTAGCTGACCACGGCGAGGTTTTCACCAATGAGCGGGAAGTAAAGGCGATGTGCGACCTCGTAAAACATGAAACGGAGCGCATAGATTCCCGTTTTCTCGAAATTAAGACGCAAAATTTGATACAAAGCGCAGCGGCCTGATAAAAGGGGTGTCGCAGGGGTCAAAGGGGTGTCGGTGTCATTAGGGGTGTCGGTTTTCAGGAACCGGCGCTGTTTTTATATTGACACCCACCGTATAATGGAGGTGCAAGAATGCCCACGATTTCCAAAAAACAATACGATGACTACAAGCAGCTCTGCAAGGAACGGGACGAAGGGCGAATCCTTACCCCGGATGGGTTGCGCTTCATCTGTGAGGCATACAACTATGATCCGGAAGCCATCGGCAAGCACATGCTTGAGGCTTTGGTAAAGGTTACTCAAAAGAAAGGTCTGTGACGGATATGACGCCTTCAATCGCTGAACTAAGGAAAGAGCTCAAACAATCCATTTCGTCAATGCATCCAGATGTGGCTTTCCTTGAGAAGGGCCACTACACTCTTGACGACATTTTAGACCAGCTGATTTTTGAGATAATTATTGAAGAATACAAGCAGTACGCTGAGCGCCATCCAGTGCAATACTTTCTGGATTTGTATGACGATGAGCATGTTGGAACAAGCCGGAAATACACACGTTCGATTCAATATGCTCAACATTTCAGAGATTATGAAAATGACGCCATTGAGGAAGCACATGGATTCAAGCTCCCTGAATTAGAGGCGCAGGACATGAGCGGGAGTAAAACATTTGAGGGGCATCAATTTACGGAGCATGAGTTTCTCCAATATAAATTTAAGGCGGAATGCGCCCTGTTGACTAAACTCCATGGGAGACAGATAGAAAGCTCGAAGCATGTATCAAATTCCGCATTTAAAGATTTGTTTAATGAGTACTACAACCTAATGGGCGATATTGAACCGCCCGTGAATAATGCCTCAAAAGTCATAAGCCACACTTATACATACTACGCAACTGAAACCTATTTCTTGACAGAGTTTCTCTACCACATCACGCTTGCTGCAGAAAGGGCAGGCTTCAAAAAGGCAATCCCATTAGAACGCATCCGCGAGGTTTGTGTACTAACGCCTGAAATCCCAGCTACAGTTTGGTGTCCGGGAGTATATTATGCGACACTATTTTATATACCCAAATGGGCTGCCTATACCGACGACTTTTTCACGGATTCCGATGAGACTTGGTTGGTAAAGGAGTGCAGCCTGTGGGACAGTATGCAGGTCAAAAGTTTTATTCTCCAGAGGGGCCACGATTATTTAGTAGAGTATATGCATTCTTGTAGTGTCCGGGAAAAAGCAGATTTCATTGTAGAAAAGTATTGGATTTGGGATTGTCGGCCTGAATTTGAATGGACGCCAGAAAGGATACTGTACTATCGAAAACTCCACGCTGAACTCATGAGGGACTTCCCTAAGCCGCATATCAAGTAGCATCCCGTTTTTTGATTATGTGGCGCACCGGCGGGTTTGATATACTCCGGACATCGAGAGAACACAGCGGTTCTCCTCGAAAATCTAAACTTGCTGGAGGTATCCCAAATGAACGAGAACACTGTAGTAGTACGGCACGAATGGATGGACACGGTGCTGGACATCATCCACTTCTTCCTACGGCACTCAAGCATCGAGTACGACGGGGCAAAGCAGACGGCCAGGGTTAAGTACAATGGGCCGAACGGATGGAAGGTCTCGCTTGACACGTCCTTCGACCCCGGCTTTGAGGAGGCTGAGTATCTGGAGGTAGAAGAGAAATGGCACGACTGACAAAGAAGGTGCGCCAGCAACTCCTCGACCAGAACGAGGGTTTTACCCGGAGAACCTACTATGAGGGCCGCAATTCCAGAGAAGAGCGCATCTACACGATTTCAGGTGGCCATCTGCATATAAGAGCCATCGGTAAAACCTCGTGGGCCGACAGCCGGTACGATGATGAATGGGTTGCAAGCGACGAAGAAGCCCACAGGTTCCTGTATGGGCACCAGTATGAAATGAACACGGATGGAATAGGGTAAGCAAAGCTCCCTGCTACCGGAGAAAACCTCCAGCGGCAGGGAGCCGTTTTCGTTTCTGGGGTCAGGCTTTGACTTCCTGCCCGTTTTTGAAGGTGAAGCGGATGTCGTCGGCAGAGTAGACGGTGCCGTAGTCCACCAGCCCGTGCCAGCTTTCCAGCGTAAATTCGGTCAGTTCATCCGGCATGGCTGCAAAGGCTTTCAGGAAATCCTCAATGCTGGCCCGCTGGGTCTGCATCTGATGGATTATGGCTGTGACCGCGTCCAGTCGGGCCTTGGCCTTTTCAAAACGCTCGGTCAGGCCGTCGTAGCGTTTCTGGTATTCGGTCTGGTCGAGGGCAACGTGGGCATTTTCGTAGATGCACTGCTGAACCATATCGGAGACCACCTGCGTCTCCTGCTGGAGTTCTTCCTGCTCCCGCTCCAAGTCGGTGGTGTCAAAGAGCAGGGCCATCATTTCCCGGCCATCCGCGATGACTGTATCCTTGGTGGCCAGCAGCTTATTTGCCGCTGACAGGAAAGCCTGCTGGATGATGTCATCGGTCAGGTGCGGAGTGCTGCAATGCTTGTCGCCGTCGAATTTGTGATTGCACTGCCAGATGACCTTCCGGTACTTGCTGTTGGAGTGCCATACCTTTGAGCCGTACCAGCTTCCGCACTCACCGCAGCGGATTTTACTGGAGAAGGTATGGACGCCACTGTGGTACTTCCGGCCCTTGCCGCGCTTCTCCATCTCCCGCTGCACCATCTCGAAGGTGTCCGGGTCGATGATGGCCTCGTGATTGTCCTCCACATAGTATTGCGGGATTTCGCCTTCATTGACCTTCTTTTTCTTCGTCAGGTAATCGACAGTGTAGGTCTTTTGCAGGAGAGCGCAGCCCTTGTATTTCTCGTTCGACAGGATGCTTTTGACCGCCGAGGTATTCCACTTGGGCTTTCCTCCGGGAGACAGGATGCCGTCAGTTGTGAGCTGCTGAGCGATGCCATTGTACGTCATGCCCTGAAGGAACATGGCGTAGATGCGCTGAACAATGGCTGCCTGCTCCCGGTTGACCACCAGATTGCCGTCCGGCCCACGGTCATAGCCGAGGAACCGGTTGAACGGAACCGTAACCTTGCCGTCTGCAAAGCGCTTCCGCTGGCCCCAGGTGCAGTTTTCAGATATGCTTCGGCTTTCCTCCTGCGCCAGCGAGGACATGATGGTCAGGAGCAGCTCGCCCTTCCCGTCGAACGTCCAGATGTTCTCCTTCTCAAAATAGCACTCGATGCCGTTTTCCTTGAGCTGGCGGATGGTGGTCAGGCTGTCCACCGTGTTCCGGGCAAACCGGCTGACGCTCTTGGTCACGATGAGGTCGATTTTCCCGGCCAGCGCATCCGCGACCATCCGCTTGAAGCCCTCGCGATGCTTGGTGCTGGTGCCCGTGATGCCTGCGTCCGTATAGACATCGACGAACTCCCAATCGTCCCGGCTTTTGATGTAATTCGTGTAGTAATCAATCTGGGCCTCATAGCTGGTGAACTGGTCGTCGTGGTCAGTGGAAACACGCGCATAACCGGCGACCCGGCGCTTTTTCTGCTCCGTGATAGGCGTAGCTGTGAAGCGGGTCAGCGTGGCCGGGATGGTGGTAATCTTCTTAGTCGTTTTCGGCATGGCGTTCCCTCCATTTCGCTTTCATGACCTCGCTCATGTGCTTCTTCCGCTCCTCAGTCTGGCGCGGCATCTGACGTTTCTGGACGAAGGTTCTGGAAGCCTCGTGCCCGTCCCGGAAGTGAAAGACAATCTGATTGTCTGCGGGCACCGTTGCGTAAGCCAGCTGCTGATTGAAAAGCTCCTCATCAAACTCCAGCAGGCCCATCACATCTGCTATGAGTGTCCTGAGCGTATCCTCCCGGATGCCGACCTTGGAGCAGCCCACCGCTGTCGGCGACGAACAGTACCAGGAGCGTACTACCGTCCCGTCCACACGCTTGTGCGTCTGGCAGCGGTAATTCGCTCCGCAGCGACCGCATTTGATGAAGTGGGTGAAGGTGTGATAGCATTTCCATCCGGTCTCCCGACTGCGCCGGTACTCACTGACCGCTTTACGCCGTTCTGCAGTCCAGCTCTCCTTTTTTGCGTTCCGGCTCCAGTGATGCTCAAGGGAACTCCCATCGGTAAACTCGAAGAGCATCGTGCCGGTGGCTGGAATCGTAATCTTTTCGACCCGTTCCGAGAAGGTCTCCTCGTCAAATTCCGGCAGGCCGAGCGCCTTGGCGCATTCCTCTTTCAGAACATCCTCGCGTATCGTGCCGGAGGAACAGTGTTCTCCCTTGCGCTTGTTTGTGCCGCAGCCGTAGAAAGTGTAACGCTCCCCAAGCTGACTGGTCTTGGCCAGGTTCTTCCGGGTGTTGCGTACAAAACTGGCGCCACAAAGACCGCATTTGATTTTCGAGGTGAAGCAGCTGGTGTTGATGCTCCAGTTGGCCAGAGCCCCGAGCTCCCGCCGCCGCGCAATCTCAGCCTGCACCGCCTGATAGGTCTCCATCGGGATGATGGCCTCGTGGGTGTTCTCCACGAAATACTGAGGCAGCTCCCCGTTGTTCCTGCGGGTCTTTTTACTGATGGGGTCAAGCGTATATTCCTTCTGAAAGAGCAGGTTCCCGGTGTAGGTGATGTTTTTGAGGATGGCCCGAATGGAGCTATTGGGAAAATGCATTCCCTTCATGGACTTCACGCCCATCTCCTCCAGTTGCTTTTCCGTTGCCTCTGCTGAGAGGCCCTTCAGGAAATTGTCATAGATGAGCCGGACGATTTTGGCCTCTTCCGGCTCAATGACCAGATGGTCGCCCTCCCAACGGTAGCCGTAAATCAAGAACCGTCCGTTGGGGATGCCCTGCTCAAAGCGTTTCCGGGTGCCCCATTTCACGTTCTCCGAGAGGCTCCGGACTTCCTCTTGTGCGAAGGAGGCCAGCAGAGTCAGCATGACCTCGCCGTCGCCGCTCAGGGAATTGATGTGCTCCTTTTCAAACCGAACCTCGATGCCCAGCTCCTTCAGGTGGCGGACAGTCTCCAGCAGGTCGACTGTGTTCCGGGCAAATCTTGAGATGCTCTTTGTGAGGATGATATCGATTTTCCCAGCTTCACAGTCCTCCAGCATCCGCTGGAATTCCTCGCGGCTGGAGGACTTTGTGCCGGTGACCGCATTGTCCGCATAGACGCCAGCGTATTCCCATTCCGGATTGCTCTGAATCAGATTGCTGTAATAGCTGACCTGCGCTGACAGGGAGTGGTTGAGCCGTTCGATCTCCATCGATACTCTGGCGTATGCAGCGACCTTCTTGCGGGTCGGGAGCGATGGAGAAATCGGCTCGATTTTGCTTACTTTTCGCATGAAATCAGCTCCTTTCCGGTACTATACATCGCTCTGGAAGCCCGGAATAGCAAGTAGATTCTGAAAATAATGTCCCCAATAATGGCCGATATTTTTCCAGCATTTTTGTATCAATTATGGCGTATTGCTCCTCAGTGATGAGTCCGTTTTTCAGCATCGTCCGGAACATATTCATGCTGGCCTGATACCGCTTCTCCCGGTCGAATTGCTCCTCAGTCATGGCCATCACCACCTTGGAAGCGAGCCTGAACATAGCAGGCATGGCAGCAGTACTTCCGCTGGGAATTACCATAGGCCCGGAAGGGCTTCCCGCAGCAGGCACAAGTGAAATCGTAGAACGCCTTTTTATCCACAGCGTCCGGATGCGTATTCCACCAGTGGATGCGGCAGGCGTCCGAGCAGAACTTGACAGGCTTCCTCCCTGCGACCTGCATCAGCGGCTTGCCACAGTTACGACAGCAGTTTGAAGCAGGAACATCGGTCGTGCCTACAGCGGCTTTGGTGCCGGTGAGCCCTGCCCTGCGGCAGTAGGCAGAAACCTGATTCTTGGTCAGGCCGAGCGCATCAGCAATATTGGCGTATCCATACCCGGACTGGCGGAGCTCCGCGATTTTGTATTTCTGTTCGTTTGTCATAGCGACCTCCAATCCGAAGGCTTATCCTTCAGTTCCCACTGAAGGTGGGAGGCCGTTTTGAGCGGGAATTTGTATCAAAAAATAGAAAAAGGGGCCTACAGGATTTCTCCCATAGGCCCAGAATGGTTTATGCGATTATATGCGCTTGGCGTAATCCAGCGCAATCCAGCCCGCGCCGGACTTGAGTTTGCCCCAGCCGGTACTGGAGCCCTGCCCGGACTGCACGGCGGTGATGGTAAAGACCCCGGCTCCGGTGAAGCGACCGGTGGCTGCGTAGTTTGTCCCTGGCCCGGAGCGGATGTTCAGGTCAGGCACAGATACCCGCACCTTGAAGGCAGTATCGCCGGTGATGCCGGGAGTGCCTTCCCCGGATGTGTATACGGCGTTCCCGTCAGTATCGAAGACGGAGTATCCCGGATTCTTATCAGCACACGCTTTTGCATTGGCAAGGATTTTATAAGCGCCCTTCTGCGATTTGGAATCCGACCACGTCTTGCGGACGCGATAGAGCTGCTTCGGTGTAGTGGCCGTGTCGCCGAGGGCCGCTGTGACCTTCGAGGCAAGGTCGCCCATCCGGGCATACATCCAGTCGCCGGGACAGGATTTGTTGGCAAACCAGCGATGGACGGTCAACACCATCTCGTCGGCTGCAGGGCTGTAGTTCAGCGTCTTATCTTTGTTTCCGAGCCACAGGAGCTTCTTCTTTCCGTTCCGCTTGCAGATGTCAATGCAAAGGGTGATGAGCTTCTGGTAGACCACATCCTTGAAAGCGTAAGGAGCCGTGGTATCGGAAGCGCACTCGATGGTGACTGCCCGCTGGTCGTTTGCATTGGAGGAGGAACACCACGAGCGGTTCTTCTCCTCGACATACATTCCGACTCGGCCATCTACGCCGATGCCGTAGTTGCAGCTGGCCTGCCGGGATGTGGGCAGAAAAATCCGGCCCAGGGTCTCTACGCTGCACTGACCCACTACGCAGTGTGGCGTGATGCGGTCAATGGCGTGCGTGCGCTGGCCGGAGTGATTCGGACTGAGCTGGGTGAATGATACGAGCAAACTATTTGTATATGCCATGTTACTGGCCCTCCTTTCCGTCACGGTCGTGGAGTTGCTCCAGCACATCTTTCAGCTTGTCCGGTACGGGCAGGCCGAGGTGCGCGGCATTCTCCACGAGAGAGACGCCTTCATTCGAGATGTAGAAAAAGATGACTGCCGTGCGCAGGACGGAGCCGGTTCCGATGACCTGCACATCAAGGATGTTAGCGATACCCACCAGCAGGAAGATGAGCACCTTGCGACAGATACCCTTGAAGCCGACAGCGCTGGAGAGCTTGTGGTCAGCAATGGCGCACATGACGCCGGTGAGGTAGTCCACAACGACGAAGACCACGAGCGCAATGAGCAGGCCATCGCAGCCGCCGAGGAAGTAGCCCAGCCAGCCGCCGATGGCCGTAAACACAAGTTGAATGGTGTTCCAGAATTCTTTCATGATGATTTCCTCCTTAAATCACGCGCATTTGTATCGTTCCAGACAGGTTGAAATTGGTGGATGGATTGTTGTAGAGGTAGCCGAGCATCTGCAGATTGGTAGTGCTCTTAGTTCCGTTCCTGCCGCTGATAGCCGACGCCCCGGATGAGATGACCCATCCATGAAAATGTGAGGTCGCGTTTGTTCCAAGGTATGCGCCGTATGCCACACCGCCGCCTGCCGCTACACCTGCGCTGGCGTTCGTAAAAGGAAATCCTGTGACCTCCAGTGCGGTAGATGTTGTGGTCGTGCTGAGGAAGCTCCCGTTTGCCGTAAAAGAAAGCGTCACGACGCCGCCAGTGTAGGTGAAGTAGCCTTCTCTCGCGTTATACGTCGTGCTTGCTCCGGCCACAGTCGGTACCCAGGTCGCGCCAATCGACAGCACCTCGTAATAGCTTCCTGTGTACATGACCGTGAGCATACTCCCCGCAAGCCAGCGATAGGCACCAGATTTCGTTACATTGCCATAGCTCAGATAACTGGCCCCCGTACTGTTGATGTTCAGCCTCGGAGACGCCACCGTATTGGCATAGGTCATGAGAATCGTTACGACCGCTCCGACTTCCTTTTTGAAATGGGCACAGGTCACGACCTTGATGGAAGTGGAGGCCGCCGTTGCGCAGGTTCCGTAATAGCTGTGGGGAATCCCGACAACATCTCCACCGAAGGTCGCTGTTCCATCGATTTTGACCGTGCTTCGGAATTCGGTCGCCATATCGACATCAAAGCCACTGTTCTCAGCCACCTTGCCGATGGCCACACCTGTCCCTCCGGCTTTGAAGTCCATGACCACAGATGCGGTGGAGACTGTATCGATGACGCTGATGGTCGTGAACGCATCCGTCAGGGTATATTTGATGTCATAAGAGCTTTCTGTCGTAAGGCTGCCGCCGAAGGTAAAGGCCGTATTGTCGGAGAAGGCTTTGCTGGCGTTTGTCCAACTGGTAGCGGAGCTCTTTTTGTAATAGGTGGCTGTAGTGATGGTGTTTTTGCTGGAGCAGCTGCTGTAGGTGAAATCCACCAATCCCCGGACATAGGTGCCTTCATTCGTCACCGTACCGGAGCTATTACATCGCTGGGAAAGGTAGCTGGCGAAGGACGGAGCGCTGTAGGCCACTACGGAGATGCTCACTGTTTTTGCAGCAGACGTCCGGCCTCTGGAATCCGTCACCGTCGCCGTGAAGGTTATCGTCCCGGAGGTATTCAAAAAGCCCGTGGTGAAGGAGGAACTGGTGCTGGAGAAGCCGCCTCCTGTAATGCTGTATCCCGTAATCGTAGAGCCGTAGGAGCCTGCCGCGCCGTTGATGGTGAGTGTCGCTTTGGACTTTGTCTGCACATAAATGCCCCAGCTCGAAGGAACCGTACCATCGACCCTCGCCGCCGTCAGGCTGGTCAGGCTCGGAACTACCGTCGTGGGAACCTTTAAGGTGATGGTTATCGACTTGGAGCCGACTGCTGTATTGCCGCTGTAGGTGGTGCATTTGAGGGTGCCCGTCCCTGATGTGGCATTCGGCAGTTGATTCGCCATCGTGAGCGCAGGTGTCCAGTTTACCGTCGTGGCGGTCGTTTTCGTCGAAATCGTCCCCGACAGAGAGCCAAAGGTATAGGTGAGCGTGTGCGTGAATGAGCTGGATGCCGGAGTGATGGTAATCGCCACAGAACTTCCCATCGTCCCGGTGGGCATACTCACATCCGAGGCGCGGGGAATCGAATCTAGCGTGATATTGGCGCTGGCAGAAATCGTGGAATAGTAAGTGCCGGAGATGGTCGCCGCAAAGCTGAAGACCGCGCTGATGGCGATGCTCTTGGAGCCGTCACTCTCATGGGTCACGGTCTGCGTAACGGTGTTGAGCAGATGTTCTCCGGTCGTTGTGACGGCGGGAGATGTAAAGCCCTGCGAGGTGCCGCCGATGCTTATGGTATTGGCGGTACGAGCGCCAATGTCCAGACGCCAGTCATTGACCAGATAGATTTTTGCTGTGATGGTACTGGTATTCGCCGACACATTCTGCGCCTGCGACCAGTCAATGCGTAGCACATAGTGACCGCTACAGATGGAGCCGGAGAAGGAACCACTGGAAGCCATGTGCCGTCACCTCCTTAAGATGCCGGGGCTCTCCAGACGATGGAGAGGTTGCCGGATGTTCTTGGGATAAAATCAAACCAGCCACGGTCTTCATTTCCAAGGGAGAGCTTGTTGCGAATCTCCGCATTGGTGATGACCAGTGACTGGTTTGAAATGTATGCGATGGTCTGGCCGTTTTCTTTGAAGGCCAGCTGTTCATTGGACAGCTCGGCGGTGAAGGCATTACCCACCTTGCCGAGCTCGATGAGAGCGCCCCTGAAACGGATGTATTCCTCCAGCAGCACCTGATTCTCGGAAACCTGACCGGAGACCACATCCAGAGAAGATTGAAAGTCCATGCGGATTTCTGTGCTGCTCTCCGTGATGGATGTCTGGAAATCCTGCTGTATCGTCTCCATCTCCGACTTTGAGATGTAGGTTTCCCGGACGGAGGACTGTATCTGCTCCGAGGTCTTGGTGATTTCGGTGTAGCATTCCTGCACATTGACCTTCAGAGCGGCAACATCCTCGACCGCCTCCTCGTAAGCGGTGACGTTCTGGAAGGTGTGCTGGCAGACGGTCAAAAGAGCCATGAGACTACCTCCTCAGTTGGAAACGTCACACTGCAGCGTCATCAGGCTGTCGATGTCGGCAGCGGAGAGATAAATGACTTTTCCACTCTTATCGAAGGCCACCGCGTTGCCGTCTTTATCCTGTGCATACCAGGTATAGGTCAGTTCCTGTGACTCTGTTGCCGATTTCCAAGCCGAGCCGTTGTACTTCATCAGCGTGACGGTCTTTGCCGTGTGGTCGACCTGATACCAGAAATCGCCGGTGCTCGGAGAAGATGGCGCAGTCTCCGAGATGTTGCCCAGGAGCGGGTCGACCTCCCTCTGATTGGTACGGACGATGACATAGGGCACCAGACCGCCGAGGTTGTTCTTGACTGTGAAGCCGCCGATGGAGAGCATCTCGGACACATACGGGTCGGATTTATCCTCCACCGTGATGACGTCCACGTAGTTTTTGCTGCTGTAGGTCATGGTGCAGCGGTAGGATTGGATGTTTACGATTTCCGAGCCGGATACAGTCAGAGTCGCTTCTGTGGCTCCGCTGATGTCGACCCACTCGCCTCCGGTGTACTTCGCCCATTGGTATGTGCCGGTGGTGATGGCAGTCGCACCGGAATAGGCCGAGGTCGCCAGCAGCAGAGAGCCGCTCTGGTTTTGCACGATGGTTCCATTCGGCGCGTAAATCGAAAAGACGACCGCAGCCGTGCCGGTAGCTCCGGCCTTTCCCTTCGTCCATGTAAAGTTCTTTGTGACCGTAATCCCGTCAACGGTGAACGTGAGCGGCACCACGCCGGTGAGAACGGATGTGCCGCCAAGGTTCGCACTCTTGGCGAACGTGAGCACCACCGAGCCTGCGGCTGTAGCCGTGGCCGGAGTATTGCTTTTCACTGTGATGCCCGTGGCCATGGTTCCAACCTCACAGGTGCAGGCTACCTGCTCGATGCCACGAAAGGCAGTAAACGGGATAGTGACGTTGGTGGCAGCGGAAACCGTGCCGCCAGAAGCGCAGGCGATTACCTGTGACTCGTTCCCGACTACGACGGACAATCCACCGGGGCCGGAGCCTCCGGAGTCGCCCTTGGCTCCATCGTAGATTTTCGTGATGGTCACGGTGTCATAGACGTCGGAATCGTTGGTCAGGAGCTTGATTTGCGCCACATTGTTCGTAAAGACCGCGTGAGAAGGCTTTACGACAAGGGTACCACCGCTAATGCTGGTGTTGTCAGAGGTGGTGGGATAATCAGCCCAATTGCCGGAGCTGTTCCTGTACTGCCACTTGCTGATGGTGACGGCCTGCACCTGGCCGGTCAGAGTAGCTTGAGTAGCGCCGACGATGGTTCCTTCGGTATTGTATTTGAAAACGTAGGTATCCGAGGTGACATAGGCAAGGCGGGCATTTTCCGCATTTTTCACCAGCGTGTAGGTGATGTCGGCGGAGATGTTGACCGTGTTCTTTGTCTCGGAATCGTAGTAGCTGATATAGCAGATGTAGGTAATCATGCCGGAGCCGGAAGCGGCCAGCTTGTTCTGGCTGACCGTCAGGATACCGGCAGAAGCTGTTTCACCGGTGGTCAGAGCAGTTTCGGCGCTGGCTCCGTCCTTTCGCTTCCACAAGATGGTCAGGCCCGTAGCATCCAAAGCGATGGAGGTCTGGTCGAGAAAGATGACCGGAGTCAGGACAAGATGGGTCGTGGCCCAGCTGGGCGCATAGGTGTGCGGCAGCACGTTCGGGTCTTCGCTCTGCGTCTTCGGCAGATTGGAAGTGATATAGGCAGAGAGCTTTCGCTGGTCTGTGATATCCACGAACGTCTGCTGGCTGGAAGTCAGAATCGTAGGCATTCGATGTCCTCCTATATGGTGATTTCACAGTAAAAGGATGCGTTGTCCTGAACATCCTCGGTGGTGACTGTGATGTATTTCATACCGACATGGGACGCATCCCAATCTGCGTCTGCCGCCTCATCGCCGGAATTCCTGTGCCAGACGAATGAGGAAGCATCCAGCAGCTCTGTGATTTCCTTATCCCATGAAAGCACGCGGCAGCGCAGGATGCTGTGCTGGCCCTTGTCCCGGAAGATGTTCACGCCGTCCACGTAGGTCTCGGTGCGGTACATCTTTTGCTCGTTGATGTACTTGATTTCACCGGTCACACCAATAAGCTCATCGGACAAGTCGCTGATATTCTGGTCTTGCTTGGCAGACGCAGAAGATAGGGTGATGCCGCTGGCCCCAATCGTGATGGTGTTGCCCGCAGGATTCAGGTAATCCACCGTCCGGCTGAGACAGAGATAGGTGCCGTCAATGCCGTGGGGCTTGGATATACAGCGGACATACATCCGCGCACGAATGTCCCCGATGTCCGCACCGGCATCCGACTCATCCACAATGGTGAGCTCCATGCTGGTGACGCCTTTGGCCAGCTCCTGCATCCGGGCTTTTGCCTTGCGGAGCAGATTTCCAGGCAGGGTCACATCCTCCCAAGTCTCACTCGTCCAAATCCAGCCGATTTCGGAAACAGTATCCTCGTCATAGACGTAGTTCTTCCCGTCGTTGACGGAGGTGATATCCACGCGCCGATTGGTCTCAATCTCCTGACCTTCTGCATCCGTTTCTTTTATCAGGGCTCCCAGAGGGATGAGCGCAGAGGCCCGTTCCGTGTGGTCACGGCTGATTTTTACATCCAGCAGGTTTTTGCCGAACTCCACCGTTTGCAGGGAGTGCGTGCTGAAGTCTGCAAGGTAATCGAGCACTTTTCCGTTGTCGGTATAGCGCACCCGCAGATACCCGCCGTGGGTCTTGATGAGCTTGTCCCGGATGGCATCCAACGTGACGCTGAAGCCGGAGCTGCTGTAGGAGATATAGTCGTTGTCATCTGTCACAGTCACATTGCCGACCGTGAACTTCTTCTTATCCTCTACAGCCTCATTGTGGACAGAAATAAAATACTCCAGCAGTCCACGCAGCGTCCCCTTATAGGAATAAGGCGGCTGCACGGTGTCCTTCAGATAGGCAAGGCAGGACTCGCATGTCCAGGTATGGGTGTTGTAAAAATCGGAGCCGTCGTCCAGAGCGCGGCCCTCGAAGACCGTCTCATCATTTTTCTTGCAGACGATGACTGACTGCATCGGCATGATACTGGAAAGGTACGGATGGTTATGGGGAGCGGATAACGTCAGGCTGTCGATGCTCTCGGCATCCTCAGAAATCCTCGCCTCCGTGATGGCCAGCTTGGAGAGGCTGGGATGATAGAACACCGCGCCGTCCACAAACACGCGAAACAGGCTCATAGGCGTCCCTCCCGGTAGCGGAAAGTCGTGGTGCCGGTGCCGGAGACACTCACCGTGTTCGTCCCCTGCAAGAGCTCCAGCTCCGGGAACTCCCAGACGCCTGCGCTGACTGTTTTTCGGAAGGTGTCACCGCCGACCTGCCAGTTCAGGGTAGTCTCAGCCGTTGTAGTAATGGTCGGCACGACCGGCATATAGTCATTTTCCAGCGCGACTGTGCCCGAACCGGAAATCGTGACCACAGTTTCGGACACGTGGTATCGATAGGCGTCTCCATCTGTGCAGGAAAGCACCAGCTGGCCTTTTGCCGTCAGAGGGTCGTAAGTCGGAGCGGCTTCCACAGTCCCGACAATAAAAAGCTCCGGTTCCTCGCTGCAGATGACCTGTACCAGATGGCCTGAGAAGCGGTTTGCAATCTCATTGACCATCTGGGTGAAGGCAGCACGGGTGCCGAGCATGGAAAATGTCAGTTCAAAGGAGCGCGGTTGGTAGGACACCCGGCCCAGCGCCTCGGTGAAGCGGATGGGCGAATTCCTGCCCGAAACGATGACGGTGTCGGATTGGCTTTGCGGAGTTGGAAAATTGACTGTCTCCCGAAGCCAGCCCAGAGCATTCATGGAGACAGAATCTATTAGGATATCAGGTTTCAATAGCTCAGCCTCCTGTTCAGTTTCTGTGCCTTGCCAAGGCCGCTGTCGATTGCCGGTAGCAGATGCCCCACGAGGGTGCCGTCCTCCAGGTAGATGCCCTTGGAGCTGTTATCTGCGATGATGGCGAGATACTTCTCCATGCCGCTGGTGTTGAGCTTCTGGTCGAGCAGAGTCGACAGCTGGTCATAGAAGCCCTTCAAGGGCAGAATCGCCTCCGGGCCTGCCTCGCCACCGGCCATAAGGCTGGAGCCGTTGATACCGAAGAGGGTCGGGCTTGTCATGATGCCGCCCTTCTTGTACCAGCTAATGGAGAAATGCGGTACAGATGGCGGAGCAATGGAGAAAGACCCGGTAATCGAAAGGTGCGGCAGCTTCAGCTTGGGCAGGCTCCAAGAGAAGTTGAAGAAGGATTTGATTTTATCGATAGCACCCTTCACGGCATCTCTTGCGGCATTGATAGGCGTTTCAATGGCGCTCTTGATACTGTTCCAAACGCTGGTCGCCGTGCTCTTCACAGCATTGAAGGCGGAGCTTACGGTACTCTTGATGCCCTCCACCACAGAGGAAATCGTGGATTTTATCCCGTTCCAGACACTGCTGACGGTGGATTTGATGCCATCCAGCACAGAGGTCACGGTGCTCTTGATGGCGTTCCATACGGAAGTGACCGTAGTCTTGATGCCGTTCAGAACGGTGGTGATGGTAGTCTTTATGGCATTCCAGACCGTTGTGATGACAGATTTGATGGCGTTCAGCACTGTGGTCACAGTGTTCTGGATGCCGTTCCAGATACCAGAGAAGAAGGATGCGATGCCGTTCCAAATCCCCTCGAAGAAGGCTTTCACGCTCGACCACACGTCATTCCAGCTGGTACCAAACCAGCCGAGAACCGCATCCGCGATGCCGCGAATAGTGTCGATGGCGTTCTGGAATGCGCCCTTGATGCCCTCCCAGATAGAGGAGAATATCTCCTTCACGCCTGTCCAGACCTGCTCCCAATTCCCGGTGAACAGGCCGATGAACACATCAAGGATGCCGGTGATAATGCCAAACACCGTCTGAAGGACATTGGCAATGGCATTAAATGCTCCTTCAAAGATAGGAGCCAGTACAGCGCACAGGCCATTCCAGATGGCCTTGATTGTCTCGGCGATGTCGGAAAAGCTGATGCCAAGGGCAGCCAGCCGCTCCCGGATGCCTTCGACAAAATTCGACACAGTGGTCTTTATCTTCTCCCATGTACCAAGGATGGCCTCGCGGAAGCCCTCATTGGTATTCCACAGATGCACAAAAGCCGCCACAAGGACGGCAATCACGGCGACCACTGCCAGAACCGGCGCAGAGACGCCGCCGATAGCTGCACCCAGCTTTCCGAAAATGCCAGTACCAGCACTGGCAGCGGCCTTTATCTTATTGAACGCACCGGCCAGCTTCACGAAGCCTTGCATGGCCACACCGACTTTGGAGATTACCGTGCCGATGATAACAAGGAGCGGGCCAATGGCGGCAACAACAAGGCCAATGGTGATGATGGCTTTTTTCTGGCTTTCATCCATGCCGTTGAGCTTATCGATAAAGCCCTGAATATGGCTGACGATGCTCCGGATGGCGGGCATTAGGATTTCACCAAAGGAGATGGCGAGCTCCTCCAGCTGGGATTTCAGGATGGTCAGCTGACCGGCAAGGTTGTCCTGCATGGTCACTGCCATAGATTCCGCAGTGCCGTCGCAGTTGTCGATGGCATTGGAGAGCTTGTCGATATCCTCCGGGGCCGCGTTCATCAGGGCGAGGAAGCCGGACATGGCGTTCTTGCCCACAAGGGTCTCTGCAGCCTGCGCCTTCTCGGATTCAGACAGGCCGGAGAACGCCGTGCGACAATCAGCGAGGATATCGGAGAGGTCGCGCATGGAGCCATCCGCATTGGTGGTAGCGATGGTGACGTCTCCGATGGCTTTTCCGGAAATCTTCACTTCTCCGGTCAGATTGTTCATGATGGTACGCAGGGCGGTACCGGCCTGCGTGGACTTGATACCGGCATTGGCCATCAGGCCGATTGCCTCGGCGGTGTCCTCAGCGGAGAAGCCGAGCGCACCGGCGATGGGCGCACAGTATTTGAAGGTCTCGCCCATCATGGAGACGTTGGTGTTGGCATTGCTGGAGGCCGCCGCAAGGATGTCTGCAAAGTGCCCGGAGTCCTCAGCGGAAAGGCCGAAGGCGGTCAGCGCATCTGTGACGATGTCTGAGGTGGTGGCGAGGTCTTCACCGGAAGCAGCTGCGAGGTTCATGATGCCCTCGATGCCGCCCAGCATATCTCCGGTCTTCCAACCAGCCATCGCCATGTACTCCATCGCGGAAGCAGCCTCGGATGCAGAGAACTTGGTCTTGGAGCCCATCTCGCGGGCCTTATCCCGCAGGGCCTCCAAATCGTCCCCGGTGGCTCCGGAGATGGCCGCGACCTGGCTCATCCCGGCATCGAAATCAGCTGCGGTCTTCACAGCGGCAGTTCCGACTCCGCCAATGGCCAGCGTCAGCGGCATCATGGATTTCCCGGCTCCGGCGATGCTGTTGCCGACAGATTCCATCTTCTGACCGACCTCGTCAATCTTGGCGAGGCTGGTGCTGGTGGTGGCAGCCTGCTCCTGCAGGCGCTTGAGTTCTTCCTCGGTCTCGATGATTTCCCGCTGCAGAGCGTCGTATTTATCCTGCCCCAGGTCGCCGCTCTCCAGCTGGGCCTTGGCCTGCTCCTGCGCGGCCTTCAGGGAATCCAGCTTCTCCTTGGTCGCGCCGATGGCGTCCTTCAGGAGCTTCTGTTTTTGGGACAGGAGTTCCGTGTTGGACGGGTCAAGTTTCAGCAGCTTATTGACGTCCTTCAGGGAGGACTGCGTATTCTTGATGGTCGTATTGACCGACTTTAGTGCCTTATCAAGGCCGGTGGTATCACCGCCGATTTCGACAGTGATGCCTTTGATGCGACTTGCCACGGTGGTGACCCTCCTTCCTTAGAACCGGTCAAATTCCTCCTGCCCAGCGACCTTCTGGTATTTCACGCTGTCATTGCCTTTCTCCGTCCACATATCCAGCACGAGGCCAATCGTGAGCAGGTCGAGGTCGGCGATGGAAACACCGAGCTCTACGCAGCGCAGGAGGAACAACGGAGTGGTCAGTTCCCGGCTACTCTGGCTAAGTTTTTTTTAGACTCTACGTCTGTGACCAGATTGGTGCCCCAGAGTTCGAGGATTTCCGGCAGCACCTGATAGATGGAGAACATCTCAAACTGCTCCAGCCACTCATCGATGGTGCCGGGGATGGTGGGGTCAGCGTGAAAAGCCATGATATAGGCTACATTCTCGAAAATCTCAAGGTCGTCGATTTCCAGTGCGGAGCCATCCTCGCCGCCACGGTCTTTATAGGATTTCTCCAGCTTGGACAGGTCTTTGAAGATGTCCCGCTTGAACTTGATACGGTAAAGGCGCGGCACGGAGGCCGAAGAGCGGAACTTGACCTCCTTGCCGCTTATATTGACAGTTTTCTCAAGCATGGTTCGCCCTCCTTACGCAGTTTCGCCCTTGTTCGGGTCGGGCAGGATGGAAACATCGCCGATAGAGAGATTTTCTGTATCGAGGTTGGCTTCCTCCGGAACGTAGACCGCGCTGTACCAATTCTGATAGGTCGCATCCTCCGTGTTGTCGCCGGTGCGGGATTTCACCAGACCGTCACTGCGCGGGTCTGCCGTCAGGGACAGCGTTTCCGTACCCGGCTCGATGGTGTCCTCCTTGGTCTCGGATTCAATGGACGGACGGGACGCGGAGCAGTTATAAAGGACATGGCGGATGCAGCGGACATCGCCATCGAACTCAAAGAGCAGAGCGAACTTCGCCGTTTCGGTGATGTCGGAGCGCTCCACCAGCACACCGTGGCTGTCCAAGGTCTCCTTCAGGATTTCCGTGCGGAACCACTCTGGGATGAGGGCGATTTCCAGGTCACCGGAATAGCCGTTGTTGGCGGTGGAGCGGAAATACACGATGCCATCAGCATAGAACGGAGAAGAATCGCCCTCTGCATCCAGCGAGATGCTGACCGCGCCGGGGATGGCCTGCGGGGTCGCGTAGGTGTAGGTGGTGACGCCTTCGGACACGGTCTCCGTGAGCTTGGCGGCATGAACGTTTTTCAGGTTGTATTTGACTTTATTACCCATGACTCAAACCTCCATTTCAAATGAGTAGAGGACTTCGTAGAGACGTTCACTCTCTATCCAGACCTCGCTTTTGTCATAAAAAATGCCGTGCTCATCAAGCACAGCTTCGACACTTGCCTCAAGCCCCACA